CGCTGCCTGGGCCGCTGCCGGGGCCGCTGCCTGGGCCGCTGCCGGGGACGCTGCCAGGGCCGCTGCCAGGGCCGCTGCCTGGGCCGCTGCCTGGGCCGCTGCCAGGGCCGCTGCCAGGGAATTTTTAAAGCCGACTACCGAGTGGCTGCAAGCGTCGGCCATCAATCTCGCGCATCGGATGATCGCTTGCTCTGCGCCGATAAAAGACTGAAATGAACGCCAGAACATCACCATTCCGGGGCTATCGAGGCATCGAGCTGATCGCCCAGATGATGGCTCCGATGGTCGAGTGGCTACTAAAATATAAGCCAGAGAGCCGACACCTGACACTTACGAGAAAAGATTACGACCTCATCGTGAGGTGGCCGAAGGCCGGAAAGATGCTGGGGTTTGAATATACGGCCGAGGGTCTGGTGACCTACAAGGGAATCGTTCTTGGGTATGACAAACGTCCTGGCCGATACTCTGAATCTGCAAAGGCTTGTGAACGTGAGTAGGTATATCCATCGCTATACGATTTTGGATGCTGACGACGAGCCGCGTTGGGTGTGGTCATGTGACAGCATGAAAAATCACCAGCACCGAGCCAGGTGGCGCGCCATCCTCTGTGCCTGGTGGCATAAGGCGAAGTCGTGAGGACGACAATTGCGTTTATGGCTACGTTGCCTTTCAGCGTTGCGGCTGGGTTGATAGTCGGGAATTGGCGCGGCTGTGCCGCTTGGTGGCTTGGATGGATGGCCTGTGTGATGGGTAGACGAGTCGCTCAATTCATCGATAGTGCGTATCAGTCGGAAACGAAAGGAGATGCGAATGGTTAGGGTGCGAATTGACGGGATGGGCGCCGATATCATCGGGGACATCATAGGCCGGACGTTGCGCGATCTTGGCATCAACACCAGCCAGTGGAGCGACGTGAGCAACAAGCCGTCCGACAAGGCAATGTGCACGCGGGAGGCTAATCGCAAGAAAGCCTCCGTGCTCATCCTCGAAGCGTGCTCCACGAAGAAAACCACATGAAAGCGTTCGTAATCCGCTATTTGGAGTTGATGGCGTGGCCCGGTCCGCTGGCCCTCACCTACGCGTTAGCTTTCGGTGAGGCTTGGTTCCATCACGGGTTAACGGCCGTTTTCTTTTTTCTGGTGGCCACTTGGTTTTTGTTTGGCAACACATCTGACCGGGGAGAGAAGCTATGAGGCAAAAGGGTTTTACGATCGTTGAATTGATTGCGGCCCTGAGCGCTGTTTTGGGTCTGGCTCTCACCGGCCTGATGATCTGGGCAGTCCTGCATTTCGTGCTGAAGTTCTGGTAACCGTCGAGTGACTTATGAAAGCATCAAAACCTAAACAGCGTTGGGCCAAACTCACCGAAGCGGAACAAAAGCGGCTCGAGGATATTGGCGACCCGTGGCCCGAATGTTTCCTGCCGACTAAGACCGGTCCCGATGGCTCGCGGTGGGCGGATTCGGTGCTCCTCGCGGCCTATCGCTCACAACATACTTCAGACGGAGAACAGCGATGACAGACGCATGGATTTTGAAGGATCGCGAACCCGTGCCGGTCGAATTGATGGAGTGGGCGCACTGGTTTGAGCGCGCTACCAAAGATGGAAGCCGCATCATCAAGAAAACAGGCGACGGTGATGTGAGGGTGTCTACCGTGTTCATCGGCCTGCATGAAGATCTGTTCGAGACGATGATTTTCAACGGCCCGCACGACCAATATCAGGAGCGATGCGAGACCTACGACGAAGCGCTGTCACAACACGAAAAGGCTTGTTCTATAGCGTTTCCCTCTACATCCAATGGAGATCCGACATGAGCGACGAGCAACTGGACAAGGAAAGGCGTCGCGGTTGGCGTGCGACAGTTTGGGTGACTCCTGAGGATGCACGGATGCTCACGGAGCGATTTGCTACCGAACACGAGGTCGGAACGATCAGCCCCGAGGATTGGGCAGCGCTCGGCTCTAAGGCCAAATCTGCTGCGGAGCCGAAATGACGTTTACCAGTTTAGAGCAGCGAACGCGCTACAGGGATCGTCTAGAAAACGGGTGCCACGGTTGCGACTTCGACGAAGCCGAGGGCGGCTTGATGAATCATTGCGACGAGTGTTGTCGATGGCTTACCGAACACGCCTACGAGATGTTTGTGATTCGCATGGAATGGCCCGACCTATATGACACTTCCAATCCACGAGCGGACGCTCCCGACACAGAGGCGAAGCCATGATCCCAGATCAGACATTTAGCTGCCCCAATTGCGGCGCTCCGGGACAGATCAGTTTCGGCAATACCGAGTACTCGTGCACATGCCGATTCTCGCAACTGTCGCAGAGCGTCGTGCACAGCGAGCCCCCGCTATGCCCCAAGTGCGGCCAAGTCTATTTCTCGATCCCACGCATGGGCATTTCGCATATCTGCTCTACGACCGATGGAGAAGTGAAGTCGTGAAAAAACTGTTCGCGGAGAACGGCAAACTTGTAGCGCGTGATAGCGGTCCTTATACGTGCCCCGACTGCAAATGCCAATTCGTGCAGCCGTTCAAGTGCATCACATGCGGGGCCGAAAAGCTCTATGACACGACGGTAAGACAGCAAGCCGAGCGCATACGGCACCTTGAGGCGTCGACAGTGATCCTCGGAGAGATAGCGGCGCTGGTGCCGTTATCCGAGACCCTTGCCGCCTGTAAGACCGGCGCGACGCTGGTGGACTGGCTCAAGGCCCACCTGATCACTAACAGCGGAGAGGGAAAGCCTTGAAAAACCGTGTCAAGCTTTTTAGGAATCAAACAGGCGCGCAGTCGAATGACCTAAATAGTCTATGTTTTAAGGGTTTTCCTCAAGTTAGCAAAAGTGTGTTTGGTATAATGGAGCGGAGGTGAGAGCCATGAAACCGTGCGAACACGACCACCATTTCAAACCGCAGAAACCTGGCGACGTGTGCCCAGATTGCGGTCAGCCGTGACGTGCCGGCGTTGCTTGGGGGTTGGCTGGGTTCTGTGGCTATCTGCTGTTGCGGCAGTCCCCTCAAGATATTTCCCTTGCGAAATCTGCCGGCGCTCACAGTCTGATGCCGCAACTCAGCATGAGTAACCGCCGCTTCCTATGGATCTGTTGGCTCGGGGGATTGGCGTGGCTCTACGTCATGGTGCGGTTCGCGCCTGGAATGCAATGATGAAGGGATTTAACTGCGCGATCATCGGCGTGGCCGTGCTGATCGCGATGATTGGACTGACTGTTCTGGCTTACTTACTCGAATACAAGGAGAGATTCATGAAGATGCTTATCGTTTTGCTGCTGGCATCGCTGCCCGCGTGGGGGCAAGAGACACTCGACTACACCGGGCAACTGATGGTCGGTACGCTCACGGGCATCGGCGTGCCAGCCTTGACGACACAGATCATCGGGGACGTCGTGCTATCGCAGGCGTTGAACCCGAACGAGATTGATCAGATCGTAACGCCCACGACCTACAACTTCGGCGGCCTGATGGTGCCGCAGTTGACGCAGCCGACTTACGAGGGGTTCGTCGGAAATGCACCGGTCTTTGAGTTCTCGACCGTCAACGGCAATATCACCCAATGGGCGGTCATGCTCTCCGCCTTTGCGCCGGGACAGGCGGGGAGCCTCACGCTTACCAACGCAGGCGATCGGTACTCGAGTAGCATGTCAGATGGCTACTGCTCGTATCACAGTGATTGCGGCGAGTACAGCGCGTCGAACCATGCGGCGGGGATGTGGGTCGATCCGCCGAGCGTGCAGAAAGTGACCGCACCGGAATTAGATTGGACGCGCATGGCAGAAGCACTGACCCTCCTTTGCGGTGCAGCCCTTGTGATCAACACGAGGAAATCGCATTGAGTACGTGGGAGCGGTTAGCTTGCGGATAAAGACCGTCCGGTAGAGCCGGGAGGTTTAAAAACCTGCAAAGAGCGGCCATTTTCCCCCGCGGCATGTCCATATCTATAATGAGTAGATCCTCCGGGCGGTGCTTGAAATACTCTCGTACCTCGCAATTGTGGCGGCGATAGCGCTCCAGGAAAACCTGCGCGTCAAAGTCGGCTCGTCCATAGAGCGCCGTGTGCAATTGATTGCTGATCGGATATACATCCCAGAGATGCCGGGTGGGGTTATGTTGATAACTCCATAGCTTCTTGACGCTCTCTAGCCATTCTGCCTCATCGCGCAGCGTCAGTACGAATTTTGACCCCGGGTAAGCTTTATCGAGCTCGCGATAGAGGAGCGGAATGGGGTTATCCGAGAGCGCATAAAACTGCTCAAGCGTTGGGGATCGCCCGAGTGAATTCATCTCATACCATATCAAGGGCGCCTCGCCACTGCCCCAATGCAACGAATCAAAGCCCAATAGTTTGAATGCCTCATGAAGCGAGGTAGTCCCGGTCTTGTGCAAGCCAATACCGAATAGCCGCGTCGGTAAGGGCTTGAACTCGATCGGCACAGGATCGAAATTTCGATAGACGTGTGCTATCCCTATCTTTCCGTAATTGACTACCCTCTCCGTGCGTGCTTTGAGAATGTCGACCTGTCGCTCATTCTCATATAGCCCTTGCGCGTGCGGGTATTCCTTGAAGCGAATCTCGGCCGTGTGATTGATTGCATTCAAGTAGGGGTTAGGGATATACCTCATGCTGTAGCCGCTTCTCTGCAGACGGAAATTCAAGTCAATATCCTCGCAGCCCCACACCGTATAAATCTCGTCATACCCTCCCATCTTGACGAAAGTATCTGCCCAAATAGCGAGGCGCCCGGCGTAGCCCCGTGCGGGCCTGAGCGCTCCGTGCGGGAGGCTTTTGATCAATTGGTAATTCGGGCACATGAAGATGCCGGGGCGTATGCCCGGCTCCCGGAAGCTATCTGCGATGAATTGAGAGAAGCCCGGGCCTCCCCAGTTGTCCGCATCCATCGTCACCAATATGTCAGCACCTTCATAGAGGCCACACCGCGCCGCTAGGTTTTTAGCGTGTGCCATCGCAAAAGGTGCACCCCCGTTTCGATAGCTGTATACCACCAGACGGCCGCTGTCGATATCGTTGCCGTGAAACATCGCCAGATAGCTCGCGAGATCGTCCTGGCTATCGTAATCGAGGACTACACAGACACTGTTCGGGTAAGAATCAGCCAGGTTATGCGGTAAGGTCTTTTTGAGGTGATCCAATCTGCCCTTGCACGTGGTCACATGGGCGATGCGCGGGATTCTCACCGCGGCCAAGCCTGAATCAATGCCCCGAGTTGTTCGGCATCGCGGGAGCAGGCTTCGATATAGGCGTCAAGAGCTCGTTCAATTCCGAGAGCGCCTGGGGCGAGCGCGGGGGTGTCGCCAACTCTGCCGGGATCGGCTGTGGCTTTGGGCACGGGACAGCTTGCAGTATTGGCGTACTTGAACACCCGAGTACCGATATCGAGAGCGATAGGATCAATAGGCTGCGCTTCATATTTAGCCACCACTTGATTGATTCGATCCAATTCAGTTTGGGCCGCGGCCCTTTCTGCCAATACCGCTTTAGCCGTATTCTGCGCCTGGCTCGCCTCCAAAGCGGTCAACTCGGCTTTTCCCCTGAGAGTTCCTAAATAAAATCCACCGCCCAATAGAGCGAGCACCAGAACTACAATCAGGACAATCCGTATCACACCTTAGCCTTGAGCTTCTCGACATCGGCCTTTAATTTGGCGATATCGGCTTCGATGCTGGTGCTCAAGCTCGCCGCCAGCGCAGGGTCCTTGCGCATAAAGATGAACACACCTACGGCTCCCAGCAGCAACCCGATGGCGAAACTCAAGATATCGAAGGTCATCGCTTTCTCCTCAGTTTAATTACATTCTTTTTCGCCGTCTTGCGAGCGGTCGAAGTCATTTTCGCAATCTTATCGGCATTTGCCTGACCCCGCCAATAGGTGAGCACGGCGGACAATCCCAGGTAGTACTTGAGCTGCTCGGGCGGTATAATCCCGTTCATTCCTGCGATCACGGCAACCGTCCCCTGTGCAATACCGAGCATGCGCGTGCCGTGGGTGATGAAATAACTCCCTGTCGCATATATGAACTGCCAGAAGTTATTGGGGGGCTTTGTCTTGCTCATCCTTCTGCCCCGCTGCGAATGCTTCTACTTTGGTCGTTTCCACGAGTCGGGTGACGATCCCATCAGTCGCCTTGTGTACCGCTTCGATCTTGCGGGTATTGCGCAGGCTGTTGATCGCCGCGACGGTAGCCGCGAACCCTGTCATCAATTGGCCGACTTCTCCGATATTCACGTCATCTCAAGGAGAAGTTCAACCCGCCCCCGGCAAAGGCATTGTAGATGAATATGAGTGCGATCAACCCCATCACGACAATGATTACGGTGCGAACTACCGGTGGAAGCGGCAAAGCCGTCATGCCCCAGTAAATCAAGGCAAACGCGGCGACGAGGATAAAAAGCAAGATTAATGCGTGCATGTGAGTCCTTTAGGTGATGAGTAGTGCATCCTTGACCAACAAGTTCGGCTGGCATCCGAGCCCCGAACAGATGAAATCGAGATAAGCGTCCGTATCGTTTTCACTCGGCGGTGCATAAATCTCGACCATATCCTGTATCGTCAGGCCCCGCTCGGCATACTTCTGCAATTGATTGTCGAGTGCATCCCAGCCCGCTTGTGCCGTCAGGAACTCGCCCACGGGCGAATCCGTATTATGCATCTCACCCGGCGCATGCTCGAGATCGCCGGGGTTATTCGAGCGCGTCGGGAGAGCTCCGGGGATACCGAAGCCCTCCCGCTTGGCAATCAATTGAGCCAATCTACTCACGTGTCATTTCAGGTTTTGCAGCGCATCGGGCGCCCTTTGCTGCTGCCACGGCTCGACGATCCTAAGCCTGCCACTCAGGATAAGATCCACTTTCGAGTCCAGGGCCTCCACCTTGCCATAGAGCACCACCCCACCGACGACCGCGGCCGCCACTAGAAGATTCATAAGCGCTAAGAGCGCGGTAATGATTTTGGTCGATCCGTTGTAGGTCCGGTTATCCATGTAGCGCCCAAGCTCCTCATAATCATGCGGATCAACCTCGTAAGCATCCGTGCGCATTCCCATTATCGGATGAGCAACCAGTCATAGGTATTTGTCACGGTACCCGTCCAGGTAATGACGAAAGATCCGGTATTTTTGACAATTGCAGATATTGAGCCTCCTCCCGAGGTCGGCGTGATCGAAAGATAATAGGAGGTATCGAGCTCGGCCGTGCTGAAAGTCACTGTGGAAGTCGTAGTTGCTGCAGTCGATCCGGATCCGCGGAGGTTATTGGACGCCGTCAAACTTCCGCTCACCGTCGAGCCTACGAGAGCCGCACCGCCGCCCGATTTGTATCGGAGCGCTCCCTGCTCGACGCCCGAAGTATTCTGTACGGAAAAGCCCTTGCCGGTCGCACCAAAACGCCCGGCAAGATTCCCGCCCGTGCTTGTCCAGGTAAAATCCCCGGAGGCGGTAACTGAAGGGTTGATTGCCGGAGTGATCGCGATATCTTCCGCTTGAACGGTATCGCCTGAGCTATTGAGTAGGTATGCTCCGACACTTGAGATGATGTGATTTCCATACAGTCTCGCCGGTGTCGAGGATGCGCCGGAAATGGTGCCCAAGAAGGCGACCGCGGTACCTCCCGTCTCGAAACGATTACCGAAACAGCGAAGCCCTGCGATGCCCGTGGTTGTGGTCGTGATCGACACTTCGACAGCATAATTGGTGAATCCCTCGAAAGCGTTGCCTTCGATGATCACACCATTCGGCATCGTAGTCTGACCGGCATCCTGCTGCATGAGGATTGCTGCTGTATCGCAGTTGGTAAATACACATCCCACAATAGAAGTTGCATTCGCAGCCGCGCGTAGCACAATGCCGAAATAACCGGAACTCGTCGCATAATAGAAAATGCAATTGACCACCCGCGTCCAGAAACACCCGGTGTTGTCATTCCCGACGCTTGAATTTCTCACCTGCATGATGATGAAATTGTTGTCAGTGCCTCCTAAGAAGGCACAGTCATAAAAATGCGTATTGAGCGCATTCGCTAAGTCAACGAGACCTTTGGAGTTACCGACGGCTGAATGGTCCATGGTGATTCCATAGACATTCACTCCGTTCTGATTCTGCCCAGTGCCCATGACCCAGACGAAGTTGTAGCCGAGTGCCGCCGTCGAAATGATCCGGCAGCCATAAGCCGAAACATTCACCTGCTGGACGTTTCTCAGCCAAGTGACCGTCGTGTTAATGACGCTCGTGCCGGCTGGCGCATATATCGTGCCGCCAGCGCCTGAACCCGCAACCCCGCATACGACGTTCACCGCTGCTTGCCACGCGGCACTATCGTCGGTCACTCCATCAAGCAGCGCTCCGTAGCGACGTATGTCGCCCGGCGCATAATAAAAATCGGTCGGCAGCACCCCTGCGGCGATCTCGGCTGCCGTCTGCACGGTCGATCCCACATTTCCGGCTGAGTCTAAAATAGGTGTTGAATTGGGTCCGAGGTACAGATTTGCCCAACTGAATCCCGGCAGCCCCAGGGTGTACAGGTTGCCCGTCGCCGGTACCAAATTACCGACAATCGAGGGAAAAGACAGGTTCGAATTGACTTGATCGATTGGATAACCCGGGATCTGATTGCCGGATGAGTCGGTCAAATTGAATTTGTAAGCCTGCCCGGGGGTTAAGTAGATGAGCGCTTGACCCAAGGAATTGAGCGGGACCGGATTGGTCCATGGCGAGCCTAGGCCGGGATCCTGATAGACGATAGCCGGGATATTGGTGCCAGCCTGATAGGTGTATAGCAGCCCATTCGACAGGAACCCACCGTTCGGGCTGAAGCCCTGGAAAAGCAACTGCGGTATCAAAAGTCCTGACATTATGGTGTCTCGCTAGCCTGTGCGGTGCAATACGGCATACAGTACTCGCATGAAGACAGCACTGTATTGCGCGATCGTGGTAGGCATTCTTACTGCGCTAACCGGTTCTTGGGTGTTCGCAGTGATCGGCTGGCTTGTGTTCAAGAGCGTGTTCATGCGGCCTACCGGTAGGGCGTCCCGAGTGTCTTATTCACAGCGTATTCACCGAGTGCTGCACCACCCATTGAGCCTAATGTTCCTGGTGCGATGGCTTCGCCCGCGGCGGCGCCTGCCATCGGCGCAACCGCGCGAATCCCCCGTTTTAGCAGACCCTCGGTTGGAGTTTGTAGACGTGTGCCGCGGAAAAGCTCAGGGTATTGAGCAACCACACTACCGACTTCCTTCATAGGTCCAGAGACCGGTTCATCGTTGAGAAGCTTCTTGATCTTCGGGCCGGAGACATTCCCTGCCCCATCAAGCGCACCCCGCCATGCTTCCACCTTGGCGTTATAGGTGCGGGCTTGATCCCAGTTATTAGCAACATCCGTTCGAGTCGTGATGTTATCGATCCCGGTCTCAGCGGATCGCGCTGCATCTGTTGTTTCGGCTGCTTCCCTGAAGCCCCCTTCTACCGCTTTGGCTGCCTGATAATGCGCCTGAGCTTCTTGTCTAGCGGCATTTCTATCAGCAGATCTCAGATTATAGTTATCCGCGTCCTGATAGAGATCTCGTGCTGTGCTACGCAATTGACTAGATAACTCAACAGACCGGGCGCCTGTCATGGTTCCGTCCGTAGGCGGCCGCCATTGCGGATCGATCTTGCTCAAATCGACCTTGCCGATGGCCTCCTGATATTTGGGGCCCAATTCAAAGGCCGGTGTGCTCTTTACAGCCTCATAAGCTGGCGAAACATTTTGCTTCTGCGCGGCATCGAGTAACCCATCCGTGACCGGCGCATTCTTGGGCAGGTTCAAATCCTGTCGGGCAGCATTATTTACATAGGCTTGAGCGGGCGATACCTGCCGCGGCGGTAGTTCGACGCCTGCGGCGGCCGCTCCTTTCGCATGCTCCTGCATCTCGTCAAGTTCGTTTTGAGCGGCGGAACTGAGCGGATGCGCTTCCTCTATAGCGGTTGATGGCGGCGTAGGCCCTCCCATGCTGCGCGGCGTTGCGACTGTTGATGCCAATGCGGTAGGCGCGGTAGCGAGCGCGGTGCTGAGCCACGGGGGTGCGTTATGATTGGCCGCTATATCGCCCAGTGCCGTAGGCGAGGGCAGAGAGGTGCCGCTTTGTATGGCTGCTTCCCTCGCAGGACTCACGGCAGGATTGGGCGCCATTGTCGGGGGCTTATAGGACTTCCCCTGCTCGGCATTGACGGCATCTGCCGCCTTGTCACTACTTCCGGTAGTTGCGAGCGTATAAAGGCCCTTATAGCCTCCCACGAGACTGTGGTAGAGGGAATTCGCCGCTCCTCCCACTTGTTTAGCCTTGTCCTCGACGGACCGTGAAACGCTATCGTCATAACCCGTGTCATACGAACCGGTAGCGGGCTCCTTGAAGGCCGCCAGGATGTCTGGATCAATATTGGCGTTGGACGAAGCAGCGGGGGCAGTTCCCGCGAAGGCTGCTTGGATATCCGGATCTATGCTACTGGCCGACATTCAGTTGGCTCCGTGCCGCTTCGAACCGATTACGAAGTTCTTGCGCCTGCTGGGGCGAACTCGAATTGCGCTTCAAGAACTGCGCCTGCTGCGGTTTGGACAACGACCAATATTCATGCATGAGCGGGCTGGCAGCTGAAGTAGCATGCGCGTATTGGGACTGGAAGCCCGTCATCTGGCCGCCCGTCGCTTTGGAATTCTGCTGCTGTAGCTGCCCAAGTGCGAGATCCTGCTTAGCCGTGCCGCGCGTCACATCCATCGCCTGATGAATTGTCGGTGTCGGCGTGGTATCGGTCGGGAGGCCGGTCAGCAATTCGGCCGCACGCGAGTCAGATCCAGCCCGTCCCGCCAAGCCGCCCCGCAGGCGGCCCAGATCCTTCTGGAGCTCAGTTCGCGCCTGGTTCACATCGGTCAGGCCCAGAGCTCCCAAGCCCTGACTGACTTTTGCGGGTAGCGCTCCCGGCGCGACGATATCGGCCAGTTGATCGATGCGCGTCGTCAGATCGATATTGGTTCGCGCATCTCTCTGCGCTGCCACCACGTTATTGGATGCGTCAATGTCGGCGTTGCCTGAGCCGCCGCCTCGAGCTGTGCCTCCAGAGCTCGCTGCAGCAGCAGCACCCACATACGGGATCTGCTGAGCAGGAGCTAAGGTTTTCTGAACCGAACCCCCTGCCGGTTTAAATGCGCCGCCCTGCAATGGAGGGGCAAATGTTCCAGGCTGAATCGTTCCACCGGTATCAACAGTTCCAGCAGTGGGCATTGCGCTCGGCGCGCCAGCCATTTGCGCGAAATTTAAGGCTTTCTGTTTTAATCCCTGACCGTTAGCATTTGGATCTACTGATTGACCGATACTCGTAATCATGCGCACAAACTTAGGATCATCTGGATGCTGTAAAATAAGATTAGTATTTGTATCAGCTAGATCCGCATGAGTTGGATTCTCCTTGGCAGCCAATGCTCCATAAGCATTAGCTATCTCTGCCTTCCTGGAATTGTCCAGATTGAATAATGTTTGCTGGTTTTTATAAGTCTCGCCAGCTCTTACCGTAATATCATTGGCCATCTGCTGAGCGTATGGTCCCAAAGCAGATACATCATTAGCGAACTTCTCGCTGTCAAAATCACCCGTGTCTGGATTTCGATAGCGACCACTTGTATAAGCCTGCTGAGCCAATTTTGTAGCGCCTTGCAACTGAGCGCTTTTCATCTGATCCTGTTGCGCCCCTGCCTGCGCACTCTGCTGCGCATATTGCCCGGTCTGCAAAGCCTGCTTGCCGCGCGCGATGTCCAACTGCTGCTGCTGCAAGCCATAGATCGAGGACAGCGCCGCAATGGGGTTTTGCTGGCTGTACATCGTCCCTACCGGCGTTATTGCGTCAGGCATACCTCAGTCCGTGGGAAGCGGCACATAGTCATCGCCACTGGTATTAGTGGCTCCCGCACCAGCGCCCCCATAGTTATAGAAAGAATTGCTGGGGCTACCGGTGCTCTGTCCCTGATAGAGGGCTCCCAATAAAGCGGCATTCCCTATCGAATTTCCAGCGCCCGCTATGCCGCCCCCTATTGCAGTCCCGGTATTCGTAATCGATTGACCAATCCCTTGAGCATAGTTCGAGCCGCCCGTCGCTTGATTCGATGCAGCTGCCTCGCCCATATTGGCAATCCCGGCCAGTCGGCTATAGACGTTCTGATTTTGCGTCTGGTACATGTTGAAGGCGTTATTAAAGCTCGAATTCGCAATGCTCTGATTGTTGGCCTGCAGTCCAGAAAGAGCGGCTCCAGAGAGCGCGCCCTGACTCGAGGATGCACCATTTAACGTACCCTGTGCGCCTTGCTGGAGTTGCATATTGTATTGGGGTGATAGCGACTTCCAATTGGCCGTGGTGAAAGGCTGATTGAGCGATCCATAGGCACCCCCCGCGTTTGATTCGGCATTCATCGGGCCGATACCTTCGAGGTAGTCTAGTTCGCTGATCGCATTTCCACCGGCATTGCGATAGGGCGCTTCGTTCTGTAACTGCTCGTTGAACATGTTCTCTTGAGCGTTAGTCGCATTCTCGGACGCACCTGCCTGTGCGCTTGCGCCAGCATAGCTCGCAACTCCGCCTATGACTGCCGCGGCAGCAATACCCCAGGGCGTAAAATTATCCTTCCTCGCTGGATAAATGGGCCCAGCGATGCCCTGTTTTGATTCTAGAAATGATGTTTGGAGCCACTCCAAATTGACGTGCAATTACAGATTGTTTCATTCCTTCTTTCAGAAACAATTTAATTTCCAATACCTTTGTCTTATTAAGTTTCTTTCCCGATCGATCTCTCTTTATTTTGTCGTCAATATTTTCTCGGTTTGTCCCAAGGTATAGATGGTCCTTGTTCACACATCGTGTGTTATCGCAAGTATGAAGAACGTGCAAACCATCACGGATTTTTCCTTTTTTGGCCTCATAAATCACACGATGGATTGATCTATCTTTACCACCATACTTGATATATCCATACCCTTTTGGCGTCGCAAGACCCTGCCAGACAATACATTCAGTCGCATAGTTAGGCTCTGATTTCCTGAAAATCAGTTTTAGGGTTTCTTCCACTGGCCTCACTGGCATCAGTGTCTCCTCACGCAAACGACCATGGTGATTCGCTCCTCATCGCTCGGGTTGTTTACCCAATGCAGATGAGAATTGTCGAACCAAAATAAATCCCCGCTTTTGGTCCTTAAACTCTCGCTCTCGACATTGAACGATTGTTCAGCATTACCCTGGACTTGATAAGCGAACTTCTCATAGTGCTCGGCATGCCACCCTTGATCGATGTGTGGGTGACAGGACTTGCCGGGCGGGATGCGAGTGATCAGAACGCCGCCCAAGATGCCCTTGAAATCATCGCCGATCTTTTCGGCAATCGCTTTAGCCGCAGGGATCTCATCGACCACCGGATACCAGACCGATTCATGAGGCGCGTTGAACTTCGCAATATCCCCGGTAAAGCAGGCAATGTCGTTATAGCGCACCCAAATATCGTCCAAGTCCCGATGGGGAGACTTTGCGCCGCGGCGAAAGGGGTACTTATTCCAGACATAGGGGTTACGCAATTCGAGCATCAAACGCCCGGGATGTGCGTAGTCGGTCTGGAGCATTTTAAGCAGCGACGCCACTTAAGTTCCTCGATGGGAAACGCCGATCGCGCTCTGCAAGCATCCTATCTGCCATCAGCGCGCACTCCTCAATGCTTCGATGTGTCGCCTTCTCTCGCGTAGTTCCAGGATGCAAACTCATGGACATCACGGCTGAGAAATAGGAATCCCAGGCAACACGGCGGCCAAATTCCTCGTTAATCATGTCGGCACCCAGACAACATTGGGAACGACCGAATAGGTGATCGTGAGGGTATCGCCCTGGGAGAGCGGGAAGATCCCTTGAGTCTGCCCGGTCAGGGTGGTCTGAGCTCGCCCGAACTGCACCGCCGTGACGGTGCCCCCGCGGATGATCACAAAGCCCTTGGCGGGGGCCTGATAGGCCCAGGGAGAGGCGGCGGGCGTCAAGGTCGATTCAGAGGAGGGAGGGGTGCCCTTGAATACCCCCTGAAAGAATCGGTACCAGGAAGTATGGGTTTGCCCCTTGATCGTCAGAGGGGTCTCGTACGTGGGAGCCGTCTGATAACTCAAGCGTCCTCCAGCTCGGCAAAGAGCGTGGCGCCGATGATATCGCGTTGCACCGGATCTGACACAGTAACTTCGTACACCCTATCCCGTGCGGTCCCTAATCTGTTCCATTTAGCCCGGTTCTTCGTCGCCCCCTGCACGCCAATGGATCGCCAATGCTCCCGGCTCCAGGTGAAGCCCCCATCATTTGACCAGCGCAGCATCGCTTGCGGGTTCTGCCCCTGGTTATTATCCGAGGTGCTGATATTGGTCGCAGGCGGGGCGGTCGCGGGATTCACGCCGCCCCCTGGGGTAAATTCGACCTGGAGCGAGGACTGCACAACGCGGGTGCGCGCGTCGGGCTTCCAGACGTGTTTTGAGCGCCGCTGTGCCCGAAGGGGTGCTTGGCCCTCGGTATAGAACTTACGGTTCATCTGCCAGATGGTACCGTTCTGGTAATCGCCGACGAGGCGCATATTGGCAAAGTCGATGAAGCAATTACCCCGGTGGCGATGGAACTGCCCGGCCACGGGATCAAAGGAGGCTCTGCGATGCCAGCAGGGCTTATTAAGCATGGCTGAGGCAGTGGCATCGTAAACCCAGGTGACATCCGCGGTGGGGAAGGTCAAAACATAGAATCCGTGGCCGGCTTCCTCATAACCGTAACCAATGGCATCGGAGATGACCGGGTAACTCGAGATCGCGGTTTCAATCGCGTGATTGGAGATGCGCTGCCAGGCATATTGCTGGGTCTGCACAACGACATTCTCGCCCTGCTCGTTCTTGCCAAGCCAAACGAGGGAGGCTCCCAGACGGGTGAGTGAGGCATAGGCCGAACAGCCGATCTGTGGCCCGACCCCCGGCACCCGCGAGAAGGAGAAAACTGTATTTCCAGCGTTATACCAGACCTCGGTGGTGCGCTCGCCGATCACCCACCATTCGCGGTTGTTTTCTTCATGGGTGACGATATTGTCCGTGGAGGAATCTTTTAGCGAAAAGAAAAGCCCCGGGAATAGCAGTTGGTACGGGGTAGGTCCGGTCGTATACATCGTGCGGGTATTAGGCTGATTGAATCCGAGCCACCCCTCGATAAACATGATGCGGGTCGCACCCAAGAAGCCGGGATCGGTGACCCGGCCAAATACCGGAATTGAGAGCGTAATCGTGTCGGCTCCATTGGTACCCGTGGCGAGAGCAGACATCGTGACCGTGGCATTGGGATCAGGAATGGTATTTACGTCCGTAACAAGAGTAAGCGCCGGTATGAATCCCGATGCGGCGCTTAAGGTGCCCGCCGAGGTGATAATAAGGCCATTCGGCACATCGCCCGGAAGTGTCAGAATGGTCGAGCCCGAAGCCACGGCGGCTGTAAAAGTGAAGGTATAAACCTTTCCAGACAGAAGGTAGTAGTAGCAGTTCGGTCCATCGACAATGACCGCATAGCCACCGAGTCCGTTCTCGAGAACCCCGTTATCGCGAATTGCCACAGGGCCTGTCGAGGTCAAGAGATTGCCGATAAAGGTTGCCGCAATCGTCGCTTGAATCATCGCCGTGGCTGCGCTCGTGATCTTGAGAAGATAGAGCGAGTTCCCCGCGACGGCGAGGGCTTGTGTGCCCCCTGGGAGCACCCACATGCCACGAACCTGCGCAGTGGCTGTATAGCACTGGGGGGCGAGCCCGGGCGTTCCTAGAAGTGCTATGGGCTTTTTGGCGCCATCGACCTCGGCCACCTCGATATAATAGTTGATGGCGCTTTCGGCATCCTGGAGCGTCATCGCCGCCTGATAGCTCACCCCGACGATGCCAGGGTCGATGGGCATGCTAGCCATCGTTGGTGAATCCCTTCAATTGAACGTAGAGGGGTACGCTCACCGAGTAGGAAAGCTTGCGATCGCGTCGTCGTTCCGGGATGTCTACCCCACCGTCATTGATCAAGTCAGCGCCATCGCAGGTAAAATTAATGCTATCGGCCGTCACCAGCGCGCTATCCGTCGTCCAGGCCGAGCGGGTGGGCGGATTGATCGAGGCCACCGGAGGAATAAACGTTCCGATGACGGGCTGGAAAAATGCCATCCACGGGATGTTCGAATACTGCTGTTCCGCACCTACGATAAAGGGCTGCGCCACGCCGGGATAGGAGGGATTCACTCCGGTTAACTGCGGCTGTAGGTTCTGCTGCGCTACTTGCACTGCATCGATCGGTCCCGCAAAGAGCTGGCGCATCATGCGCGGCGCCACCGTCTTGCTAGGCGGCTGGGAGGTGATGGCAGCCAGTTGCGTCGGATCTTGCTGCCACTTCCCAACGATCGTTGTCGGGTTCCAGCTGGCGATGATGAGCGGCTTGGGAGCTGCGTTGCTGAAACTCGCCTCGAGTGTAAAGTCAACCTGCTGAGGCCCTGCGCTGATGTAAGTCAGGAGCCACCCGGTTGCTACCGGGACGAATGGGATCGATGGCTTCAGCGTCAGGTCGAGATAAATCTCCTGCGGCAGCACATGAATCGAATGCAACGGTACCAAATCGTTTTGAACCGTCGGGCGCCAGAGTGGATAGTAAATCTGCGGCTGCATCTGGCTGTCGTACAGAGCCTTCTGATGCGTGCCGAATTGATACTCAGCCCCAAAGAAACTGGTTTCCGGTGCTTCCGAGGATCGAGTGAGCCATGCCTTGAGCGTGAGATCGACGCTCTGAGGTGCTCCCGAGATGCGCGCCCCCAATTTCCCAGGACTGCTGATCGGGGGCTGAGCGGCCGGAAATATCGTCGAGCGATTCTGGGATTGATGAATCGCATACTGATGGGTGCCGAATTGATATTCAGCACCCGTCGCCAAGATGTTCTCAGCGACGAATACGCCAAACAGTAAGCCGAACCCCGCAGCTCTCCCGAAATCGAGAAGCTGCGGGGCTTTGCTATTGCCTACCAGCGGCGGAACTGGACCGATGGCCATTTGCTAATCTATAAGGAGAAAATCCCCATATAAATCAATAGATTATACCTCACTCCTCCCACTGAACCCCGAATGACACGTTAGAGGACGTGCCCACGGTATTGCCGCAGCCGATCTGGCTATAGGCCGTTCCCAATGCACCGCCCGAGATGCGCCACTCGCCTCCGATCGGCAGCACGACCACGCCGCCGCCGCCCTGGCTATTCCAGTTCTGCTGGAACAATCCAGCGGGCGATGAAGCCCCCGTCGCCACTGTTCCGTAAGTGTTGCAGCTCGAGTTCGGCGTAATGCCGGGGGAGCTCGACTGCGTAGCAAGCGCGGTCGGGGTCGCCGCCGTGTTATTCACACGCGCCCAACGGGTTGACTGAGCAACTAGAGAGGTATCGGAACCGCCCCAGCTGATCATTTTGACCGAGGCGATATCGCCCGCGGTCAGGTTGGTGAGAACATAGTTGTTCAACGTAGTGGCGCTTGCGGTCGTCGCAACCCCCACCTGTGCTGAGGAGAATTGAGCCATTTAAGTTCCTTTCACCCGGGAGTAATGAGAGATTGCGGGACCACCGGGTCTAACCCCGCCATCTTGACGAAAGACTGATATTTAATCACGGCATCGGTAAATTGCTCGATCTTCTGAATGAACGGGCGACACTCCAAGCAGGCCGGATTATGATTGCAGGCCGGACGCATGCACTTCAAGCAAAAGTTCTGCACCGGGTCTTTCGACCACTGCTGCATGTTGATGATGGCCTGGCAATGGGGACATGTTTGTACATCTCCCTCGGATAGATCCCCGCCCGCGCAGCGATCATCGTTGCGGTAGTACCCGGCATTATGCGTGTGCGGTGTGCCAATAATGAATGTCATGACATGAGTCTCTAGGGCATGATGTATATGAGTCGTGGCATCGGGCCAGCGGCCACCACCTGAACGTTATACAAAGTCGCCAGGGTGTAGGTATTCGTGCCTCCGGGGGGCGTGAAAGTCGCTTGGAAGCTCGTGAGGCCCGCCACCGTTTCGGTCTCGTAGGTAACAGATGCGGCGGTGCCTATGAACGACCACAGATTGTTCCCTATTTTAGTGAAATTAGTGCCCGCGGCGGAGGCGGCTGCCTTGCTCGCGCAGAAGCTCCACGCGCCCAATACCGATGAGAGCGTGGGCGCCGTCTGAGTGAATCCGGACACCTGCGAGTTAGAGCCGGTCGGCGTCGTCTGCTTGTTATTGCTTTGCGCGTTGGCTGTATAAGGGCTTGTGGGCGAGATAATCCCGGCTGCGGCCGATAGCGCGACCCCAATGCTCATTGCCTGCGCGCCGCCCGTATTTTTGGTGGCCGTGATCACGGGTGAGGATATGGGCACCGTCACCATGCAGTAGAACTGATTCAGGACGACACTGTTCGTCCCGTCGTTCAATTGCTGGACAAAGTTGTAGGCGTTTGCGGTTCCGTCGGACACGGTAATGTTCCCGGATGTCCCCTGATTTAAAACGATCACATCCCACAGTTGCCCGACGATCATCGCAGGCATAGCGCTGCCGTTCGTGCCCGTCGCGATAGAGGTGACGGAAGCGGTCGAGTTACCATCGGCCGTGGGGACGATGACTGGCGGCGCGTCGTAAAATGCAACGATCCCGTCGAGCCAATAATCCAACTGATTGAGCGCGCTTGAGAACGAGATCGCATTGCCGCTGGTCGTTAGGATTTGGTCCCAGGACTGCGAATTATTAGCGCCCGAGCGCCCGTTCCATGCCGCACCGGGCGAGCCGAACGTCGTTGAACCGCTCGCTGTCTGAATAAACGCCACCAGCAGTTCGGCTGCATCGGAGTTGTTAAATCCGGCAATGGTCGCAGGGCCAGAGGTGTGCCCCGTATTAGAGAATGTATCGGCAGCGACGGGGGTTGGGGTATATACGAAGCCGTTGTAGCGCAAAAGGATCATGGCGGCATAATTGCCATTCGACCCGCCCGTGACGGTAATTTGCGTCGTACCCGCGGTCCCCGTAGCCGTGGCCACTTTGTACCCGACCGTCAACTGGAGCGAGCCCGCGCCGTAGCTCGTATTCACGACGTTGGTGTAATTACCGCTGTTCAAGTTGTCCGACATGGTGAGCGTCGCGCCGCTCCCCTGGACATACAAGGTCGCGCAAATCAGCAAATCCCCCGTTTGCACGGCGGTAGAATACGCACCCGAAGTGATGGGCCAGGTCGAGCTACCGCCGTTTTGCGAGTCTTTATAGGTGATCGCCACTTAGAAGCCCGTCCAAGTTGTTAGAGCAGCGATTGCGGCGGAGCCACCCGAGCCTCCGCAGAAACCGACGTAGGCCGTGCTCGCGCTTCCGCCACTCGTTGCCGCCACCGTTGCCGGGATATTGATGGCCCAGCTGTGCGTGAAAGCGCCGCTATTGATGTTCACCGAAAGATTCGTGCCGTCGTAGGTGAGGACAAAGGTAAAGGTGCCCCCGCCCTTGAAATTCAGGCCCGTCGAGATCCCGCTGCCGAGAGGCTGATTCCCCCCGGTGTAGAGCCCGATGCTGTTCGGATTTTTGGACGAGTCGATATAGAGAAGGACGCTATTTAAAAGGCCCAGCGCCTGTTGGTTCCCAGAGCCGTTGTAGCCGTCCATGCCGCCATAGCCCGCGCCGAAATCACCCACGCCGACCGCAGTAGGTCCACCCGACCATGCATCGATGTTCTGGCTCCAGGTGCCTCCCGGCGTTCCTGCAACCGTCGTGATGGGATTGCCCGGGACGAATGTGCCGCCTCCGTTGTAGCCATTCGCGCTGATCAGGGTCGCAGTAGTACTGCCGTTCGTTGCGCTGACCGAATAGGTGGTCGTATTCGAGTAGCCCTGAATCGACCCTGCGGCCGGATAGGTAGGGAGACTCCCTGAGACCGTCACGAATTGGCCGACCACGATATTGGTCGCCGCATTGAAGGAGATCTGTCCACCCGTGCCCGTGATCTGTACGCCGGTCAAACCGACGTAGGGCGCGGGGTTATTCTGGATCACGAATCCGCACGCCTGGCCGTTGGCGCCTAAATTGAGCGTGAAGGTGGTCGAGAAGGTGGAGATGGTCACGGGGACCGGGAACCACAGAGCCCCGCCCGTGTTTGATGTCGTATCACTCAGCCGATAGGTCGATCCGGAGAGATACGTGTATCCAACCGGGATTAGATTGCCTGCCGAGAAGCTGGTGAAGTTGATCGTGTTCGAGGTGCCTATCTTGTAAACACCGCTTCCCACGAGCGAGTCGGTGTAGCCCGCCTGAATGGCTACCGCTTGGATAACCTCGTTCGAGCTCACCGTGAGGGGTCCGGTGTAAAGCGTCGAAGAAGTGGTCGGCAAAAGACCGTTCGTCGTGTAATAGCACGTCGACCCCGCGGGGACACTGATCGTGACTGTCTGCGTACCCGAATACTGCCCGGTCGCGGGACTGAATGTGGGGGTCGCAAGGCGCGTGTTGTAGCCCTGCGTATAGATCCAATTCGTGAAGGTGTAGGTGCCGCCGTTGCCGGAGGACTCACCGCCCGTGAACCCGACCCAGTTGCCATTGCCGTTCGTGGTGTTGGCGAGATTCAAGGGCCACGCCAATCTGGCTTGGGCATTGCTCGTCGTATCGAGCAGCGTCATGGTGATCAAGCTACCGTCGTAGACGATGCCGACATTGTAGGTGTGACCCTGATAGAAGTTGATGCCGTTCGGATTCAAGTCGTTGTACGGCATCAAGCCCAAGGTGTGGGTCGGCTGAACTTGAGGACCACCGTTTACGTAGAGCCCCGTGCTCGAAGGAGTTCCACCCGATGGATAGCTTTGCAACGCGGCACAGTTCGCATCGAATTTGATGCCGATGGAATCATTGGGTGCCCATTGATTTGTGGCCGCCCCGTAGCCGCACATGTTGGCATCGCCCGAATATCCCGTGCCGGTGGCGCCAGGCTGACCGGGTGGCGATACGGTGTTCTGCAGGATGAAGTTAAAGCCCGAAGCCGTCGGGGCGCCAGCAAGTCCAGATGATTTCCACGTGAATTGGGTACTAAATGCGGTCGGCGGCTGCTGCTGATGGAAATAAGTCGATGCATCTTGGTGCGTCGGACTCGTAAAGAACACGAGATTCCCACCGCTATAGGTCGCCGCGCCTTGGCGAGCGAGTGTCGAATCGCTGAAGTTGGATGCATACTGGAATAGATCCGTGTACGCAACCATCGAAGGCCCCGCAGGCCCCGTGCCATTGCTGTTCGACATCTTGAGCGTGTAGGTGTACGCCGTGCCTACCGTGAGCCCGGTATCGTTGAAGCTCGTGACGCTCGCAGGATTCACGCTGGCGATCTGCGTGCCGTTCCTGAACAGAAGGAGCGACAACCCTGTGCCCTGCCCCGTGATCGCCGCCCAGCCGAGCGTTTGGCTCGTGGTGGTAACAGCGGTGACAGAAGTGATTGAGGGGCCGTACATCAGCGCAGTCGGCAGCGTCGTCGTCAGAGGATTGGCGACATAGCTCGCAAGCAGCCCTGCCTCGATATAGCTCGAGGAGCCAAACCCAGCCCACGCCTCACGGTCGAAAGTCGTCCCATCGCCATTCGAGATGACGAGGTGCGTGGCGCCAGGAATCTGTGCAGACTGCATCAGCGCCTGGACCATACTCGTGGTATGAATGGTTACACCGGCTGGAATGACCTTGGCATTCGTGTCCCAGTCGCTTGGCTGGATCTGGCCGACGTAGGGATACTGTCCCACCATGCTCGTAACGGTGGGCGAGATGAGCGGCTGTGATTGGACGTAATTCGCAGGCGACACACGGCCCGTGTGCCCCAAGGCCGCGGGACTTGCCTCGGAGTGTGCTGCGCCATAATCGCTCGCGTAAGTGTCAGAACCTGAGAGCGCGACCACAGGCGAATAGCGCGGCACACCCGAACTTGAGAACGCGATATTGGGGTTAACGAGCGCCCCCATGTCATAACCCGCATTCGATGATCCACTCTGCCCCGTGATTCCGAAAGTGGTGCAGGTACCGACAATCGTGTTCGGGAAGAGCGCGGCCGTCGCGTTCATCACATTGACGTAACCCGACATTAAGTTCTGCCAGGTGGGCGACAAGGCTCCGGATGGCGTCTGCGGTTGGTCCGGACCATTATCGAAGGTCCAGGACATCTCATCGTTATTGCCGATCAACTCGACGCAAGGACAGGTATTGAGCGTCCAGGTACCGGCAAAAGGACCTGTGGTGATGGTGAAGGTGGCTTGGGAGAGCCACTGCAGCATCTGGATAATCGCCTGCTGGACCTGCAGGCTCCGCCAATCCGGCATCGTCACGCCATAATTGGTTGAGCCGTCCCAATTGGCGAAGATGATGTTGTAGTAGGAAGCGCCCGAATAGATGGGCGCTGCCACACCTGTCGTAACCGGTGAGCCCTGCCCGAAGGTCGTCGGGACCGAGAAGGTCGAGGGCGTGCCGTTAGCCAGTGCGACCCAACTCGGGACTTGCCCCCCTGAGGTCGACCAATTGCGAGAGCGGATGGTCGAATCCGAGTTGGCCCCAGCACCCTCATAGCTCAAATAGATCGCCATGCGGCAACCCGTCGAGGGGAACTTCGCCTGGATCTGGTTAATCACTGCCGCGAGCGCCGTGATCGAGTACTGGCTTGCGCTATTCTGATTCGTCGAGGGGCCCGGGAAAGTCTCGAGATCGGCCCACTTCATCGCAAAGGCGTAGGCCGGGATCTGATTCGACGGCAGCGGATAGTTACTCAACTGCGTGATATCGAGATCGAGATAGTTTCCCGCACCCGTCGCCGGCAGCCCATCGCCAGGAGTGATGTGATAGGTCGCGTAGAAATAGCTCGGATTGAACTTGTAGGCCGTCGCGGACGCAGCAGCAGGCGTATTGATCACATAGGCCGCACTTCCGACCGCGCTCTGCGTATACCCCGTCGCGGTTGCGATCGCCTTGACCGTCTCGCTCACCGATACCGAAATGGGGCTTGTATAGACCGTCGAGCTCGTAGTCGGCGTCGAGCCATCCGTTGTGTAATAGATGGTGGAGCTCGGGGTCGTGCACGAGATAGTGACGGACTGCGTGCTCGTATAGGTGCCGGCGATCGGGGAGAAGGTAGGCGTTGCCGCTTGCGGCTGCGCATTGATCGTAAGCCCGAGCGTAGCTGTTGCCTCGTATCCGAGTGCGTCCTGCACCTGGAACGTGGGGGAATAACTGGTCGCGGTGATCGGCGTTCCAGTGATGGCGCCCGTCGCCGTATTGAGCGATAGGCCAGGATCAATGGAGCCCGCAACGATCGCCCAGGTGTAAGGCGTAGCGCCCCCGGAGGCCGCTAGGGTGGTCGAATACGCCTGTCCCACCGTGCCATTGGGCAGACTCGCAGTCGTGATCGTCACTGCGCTCACGATCGTCAGACCGAAGGAGGTTACGGCGCTTTTCGCCCCCTTGGAATCGGTTGCCTGAAGGCCGAAGGTCGCAGCAATCGCAGTCGTCGGTATCCCTGAGATGATGTTGTTCGCGATTCCAAGCCCTGCGGGCAGCGATCCCGATACGACAACGGTCGTGTAAGGCGGACTCCCGTGGATGATGTTAATGGCCGCTGCATAGGCGAAACTCACCTCGCCCGAAGTGAGCGGCGACTGCGTGATTATCTGGGGTCCGAATCCCATGGGCTTTACGTGAAATTGCATCATGCGACGATAGCGGCGAAGTTTTCGTTTACTTTTATGCATCCGAGCACCCCCGGATCGCCTAAGCCGATCACCCCGTTATAAGGGCCAGCACCGACATTGATGGCTTGAATTGGAACGGTGGAGTATTGGGCGAGCGAGCCTAGATAGGCGAAATTAGCATTGCATTTGCTAAAGACCGTGTAGGCGCTATCGCCTTGCATGTTATTGATCGCGGTCGATACATTGATAACCAACGGGGTAACGCCGAGAGGGGCGAACAATAGGGCGAAATTCGCATTCCAAATCAGACACGCGTTATAAAACGTGGTCCCCGTCGCATCCATGTTATATGCGCCCGTATTGACGAGCTCGATGGGGTAGGCGTTGTAGACCTCGTTACCGAGATTATCCGAGAGCTGGGCCATTAGAGGCCCATCCGATCAGTCGATATCTTGGTATGAAAAGCCGTAAAGCAGGTGAGAAATAACGCTCTTGCTGACATCGTAGAGCAGTGCTTGAGCCCGGATCGTAGCTCGGCCGCTCTGATGAATGAATCTAATCCAGCGGACATCATCAGCAGTGAGCGCGGCGTTTGGACTATTGACGCTCGATCCCCAATATTTTGATCGGCCGCGCTCGACCTTATCTCGCATGTTCGAATCATGGTCGCCCAAATACAGATGCTTTGGATTGCAGCATGCAGTGTTGTCACAGGTGTGCAGAACCAATAGACCGTCTTTCTTATCCAGCGTGATTGACCCAGGATTGGCCGCCAAATAGGCGACACGATGCACATAGACGCCTTCGCGCCCCAAGATATCGACACGTCCATAACCATCGGTGCCCTTAGCGGTGCGTTTCCCCGTGCATCGATATCCGAGCCACGGCCAGCATTCATTTTCTCCGCGGCGATCAATTTTTCTCCAGATCGAATCCACTGTGTTTGTCATTAGAATCCCCTATATAGAGGGCTCTATTATATTGATTCATATTACGATAATCCACTATCATAGGTTACTACCGAAGCCACCGTGCATTATAAAGGAAGCGTCTTTCCCATTCCCCGCCATGAGCGCGCTATCGAAGCGGAGCTTTTTAACGGGCGATGCATTCAGCGCCTTGATGAACTGCCGCGCCTCCCAAGCCTGCCGCAGGAGTTCTGGGCCAGGCGTTTTCCCGTATTCGGGAGCGAGCTCGATGGCCAAGAGCTTCTTGATGGCGCGTGAGTACCCTTGCGGCAGCGAGAAAGTAGCGGTAGTCGATTGCAGATCTGCGAGGATCACATCCGTGTAGAAGTGCACTTCGCCCGCTTGCTGCGGATTCGGGTAGACAAAGAGCTGGGCTAAGGGGAAATCCGGCTTCAGACAGACAAGATAGGGCCATGGTCCCGGCACTCCCTTGTAGCCGATCTCGTTATAGTCATCGAAACTGCAAACATCGAACCAGTAATCAAGCCCCGTGTTCCCTGAGGCCGTGATGCGGGTATACCCCGGGCGAATGCGCAAGGGGCGGGGAATGGCGAAGTTGCCAGGGGCGGTATAGGTGAATAGGTCTGCGTTACCGATCCCATACGTGATCGTCGCATTCTGACTCATCGTGATTGTGCCGCTCGCAGCACTCCCTGGAATGATCGTCGTGCCGGCAGGAATGGCATACCCCGTGTCGGTGAGGGTGCCGCCAATGACGACGCCGTTCGGGCCCATGCCGGTGGTCAGCGTCAGACTCGCCGTGACGTTGGTAATGAAGGGCGATCCGGCCGTGGTATTACCCGAGAACGTGCCCTGGACCGGGTTGCCAATCGAGTAGATATACTGCCCGGGGTTCCAAGCCAGTTTGTTGTAATTGGTCGAGTAAACGAAGTCCTTATCGGTCGATAGGGATTCCAAGAGATCGTTTAGAACTTGGAGTGCATCCCCGGCATCGGTGGCATCGACCGGCTCACCCGCTGCCTGCACGCCTAGATTGCGAAGTGCCCCGGTGATCAAGTCCAGGCCGCTCGAGGTCACGGCGCCCATGGCTCAATTCACCACTAAGAAGTCACAAGGCGTCGTTCCTGTCGCTGCAGCAATGCCGGTGACTACGAAAGAACCAGCGCCGGGAGTACAGCGCACACTCGAAAGTGTCGCATCGGTGCCTCCGAGACTTAAAAACACGCTCGAAGTCGCCGCGCACGCACTACAGGTCACCGTGACAGTCGAGGCGGCCGCGGCAAAGGCGAACCGCCCGCGAGCGGTATTGATCGTGGTGCTCCCCGGGGTTCCCGAATTATCGGTATAGGCTTGATGGATAGAGCCACCAGTCCCCTGAGTGATGGCGCCCCCATTGCCTGGGCTCTTGAGCGCCATTTAAAGCCCACTACCGCACGTAAAGATAACCGAACCTGATGTGCTACCGGCTGCCAAAATTACTGAGGCACCGTTGACTTCATCGTCTACGGTTACGACCACGACGGCGCCCGGCGCCACGGGATATCCCGCAGCCACAGTGGCCGCTGTCACATTACCGCTCACGCCGAAATTGACAAAGGCCCAGCCATTGGTGGTATTGGCAATCTGAACCGAGTTAGTCGAGGTATTGGGTAGCACACCGGCTGCGGCACTCGTAGAAGCTGCGATGGTTACCGAGGAAATCAGGGTACCAAACGGGGCCACTCCGCCATTGGCGGACTTTTTATAGAGCGCGTTAAAGGCCCAGGTCTGCATTAACTACTGCCAGGACGAAGGCAAGTTCTGCAGATCAGGCCGATTGACCTCGATGTAATAGCTTCCCGAAGGCGGGGTGAGTGAGCCCGCCGTGCCATTGTAATAACTCACCGCAAGCGTGTTAGCCGCACTGACCCACGCATTGGTAAGAGAGACGCCGACAGTCCAAGCGGCCTGTAAGCTCACATCGGAAATTTGATCGCCGAGTTGCAGGCCATTCACCGTGAAGGTCTGTTGAGCGGCCGTGGTGGCACCCACGGCGACCGGAGTCAGGGTCGCCTTCAATAGGAAAGTATTGGAGACGTTCCCGTAAGTTACCTGCATCTCACCCGTTGGCATGTTCGCTCCTTAAAAAACGGGGCGCCATATGCGCCCCAGTTGTGCCCAGGGGAACTAGGCGGTGTGTTACGTCAGATCCATCCCGTAGAAGTACACATCGAACTGAGTCGCGGTGGAAGCCGACGCCGTGGTGATGTTGAAATAGATGTTGTAGGACGACGCACCGCCCTGACCATTGGTCGCACCGACACCCCAGTTAGAGGCTAAGTAAAAACCCGTGGCCGTCGAGGTGACTTGCTGGATCGACAGCGCCGACGTGGCTCCGGTCATGGTCGAAGTCGTGGAAGCACAGAGCGCCGTGCCTGTGCCAGCAGGCCCAGACCAGCAGCGAAACACGCATGCGACCGAAGTACCGGGCGTAAATACCCCGTTCACATACGCTCCGGGATTCGCGAGCACAATACAGCCAGCGCCCGCACCCGCGTTCGAGAAGCTGAAGCGCTGAGTATTGATGAGCGGCAAGACCGCCGCATCGCCCGTGGTCGAAATATTCACGGCCTGCTGAAACGCGAGCAAGCGAATGGCATTACTGCCCTGATACAAGTTCCCGAAGTTCGGCTGACTCGCGGGAGCTAGGACATTGGTTGCCGAGGGGGTTGCGGTAGAAGCAGGACCCGGATTGACGTTAGGCATGGCTTACTCCTTAACCCGCGACCCGTAGACCGAGTGTTCTGTAAAGGCTTGCAGGCCCGTACAAGACATCCGCCCTAGTAGGCTCACTGTCATTATTTATTGTGTACTGCGACACAACACGAATGGACATTCCGACATCCTCATCGTCATAGGCGCGGGCCGCGAACTCCACACCGCGCGGGAGCGGCAAGTCGGCAAACGCCAGGGCAAACGCGTATTTGTGGAACACCAAGGACTGGGGGCTGACCGTGGATGCGTAGGAGGTTCCGCCGTTCACCGTAATAGTCGCACCCGAGGCGGGGGCCGCCGTCACGTTCTGGAACTGGCCGCCCGAGATGCAGCAATCCCCGATGGTCAATGTCAGCGTACCCGTACCCGATGAGGTGTAAGCCCCCGTCGCTGGGTTAAAGGTACCGGCAGCAAGCGACGCCGCGGCATAGGTAAGGGTCGTCCCCGCAGCACCGTTCGGCGGTACGGTAAAGCCACCCGGCGGCAGTACCACGAACTGGCGAAGGGCCTTGCCGTATTGGTTGCGGTTTTGCGGGTTGACCGGGTAGGCGCCCGTGAACTGGATGATATCGCCCACCTGGACTACCGCAGTCGATGCGGTCCAGCCCTGCGTCGATACGGTGCCTGACTGAGCCCAGCCCGAGGTTAGAAAGGCCGTGCCGGCCACGGGAGTCGTGAGGACCGGTGTGCCGCCCTGCGCACCCGTGGTAAAGACCGGTATGTTCTGATCCTCCCACCAATCGAGGCCTGCAAACTCACGCGCGATCATGCCGGTCTCGATATATTCGCCAATCTTAGCCTGCGGGTTGAACAACCCCTGGACGGTGGCAACCATCGAGGACATAGAGGTGGGGTCTAGCACCGCATTTTTCTCACCCTCCCGCGGGCAAGCCTCGTTGGCGAGGTAAGCGCGGGCGTCGGTGAAGATTTTGAGGCTGTTCGGGCTTACCCCAAAGGTGCCCAGCTGCGAGGCGGTATTCAAATAGTAATATTGCGCGCAATCTGAGTCGATTCGATTGGCAACTGTCGCAATCTGCGGCTTCAGTACCCGCTTCTTGAACATATCCATGCTCAAGGCCAGATCCTGGGTCGTGAACTGAATGTCCACGTGGAACTGATAATTGAGCGACACCAGGATATAGGTCTCGTTGGTGTCCTCGACGTTCAGCGGCGGCCCATAGGTGCCCTTGTACCGGGGCGGACGGCGGACGTTACAGGTGTTGCCTATTTTGGCGCCTGTTTGTGCGAATTCGTTCGAGTACTGCCGCTCGACGCGATTGGCAATGACGAGCTCGTTCTCGAGCACCACCAATGACTCATTGGTGATATAGCTCATCGTCAGAAGGTTGTTTGACACAGAAGCTCCAAAAGTTAGGGTTTAACTCAAGGAGCTAAGCAGCGATCATCTCCTGCGGGCGTTCCTCGCTCGCTCGCGCTCAAAGGCGCGCAACTGCTGAAAGTTCATCTTGGCGGGATCTAACGGAGGCGGATTCGCGCCAGATGCAGCAATTGGAGTGATCGGAGCCGGGGCTCCCTGCCGTTCTGCCGCTTGCGATGCCTGCACTACCGGGGGAGTAGCTTTTTCTGCGGGCTTCGTAAGACTTAACTCAAGATCCCTAACTTCGGCCACTGCTTTGATGGGGTGCAGTTTCCCAATCTTGCCAGCAACTTCCGGGTTCTTCGCCAGAAAGTACGCTATGTCCGTACCATAATCCGACAAATCGATGTAGTCAAGAACTGACTGTTGCAGCATCAGGGGGGATTTGGTGACGACCTCAGTCCAGTCAGGGTTTTTCTTAATCGCTGCATCGACCTTCTTCTGCCGCTCGATACGCGCAGCTTCTAACCGGACCGTCTCCTGCGCCTGCTGCTGCTCCTTGGCGTAGTCCTGGATGGCGCGCTTGGCTTTGAACTCGGCCCGATCGTCCGAGAACTTGAGCCAGTCAAACTCGCCCTTCTCGTTCTTGTACTTGGCATCCTCGGGCTGGGGCTCTTTTAACTCGGCGGGCGGGGGCTGGGTTTTGGCTTTGAGGGCTTGAAGCTCCGTTTCCAGGGATGCAGCCCTTTTACGCTCGAGCTCGCGCTCGTTAAAGAGTTGTTCGGCAAAGCGCTCACTATCGGCCGCTTCTTGGGCTTTGGTGGTGGCGAGGACTTCTTGCGCTTTGAGGCGCGCGACGTATTTGCCGATGCGCTTACGCTCTTTCTCAGCTTCCGCTTTGGCAAGCTCGACGATATCTTCGGCATCGATCCCATCATTCGGATCAGCTGCGGGAGAGTCAGGAGCTTTGGCAACTTCACTGGGCTTCTCCCCTATTTCAGCTACCGGTTGCTGTTTCTGCACCTCAAGCGATGTCGCAGCCTCCCGGACCGGCCGCTTCTTGTCGGCAATGACTTCCGTGCTCTGAACACCACCGTCCGAGGTGACTACCTTAGCCATTGTCTATTCCTTCTAGCCATTCCTTACGAGTCCAAATCATGCCGCAGCCCGGGCATCGGCGCTTTCCCTCAACATCGTGATTTAATCCAGCAACCGATCGGCTTGGGGCGATAGCGGTGGCTCCGCAATTAGGGCAGATCGGTATTGGTCCGAATACCGCCGTTTCGCCACCCATGGCGGATAAATTCTCATCCGATATGCCTTTCACGCACCGCCCTTCCCATTTGCTGGTTTTGCTTTGGCCGCCTTGCGGTCCTTATCCCCTTCCTCGGATGAGTGTGCCATTTCTGCAGCAGTCATTTGCTCGGCATGCTCCATTTCCCGCTCAGCCATCCCTTTCTCGTGACGGTCTGACTGGCGAGAATCGATGATATCGGCACCCGCTTTGAGTTCGGCCACATCAAGAGCGGTCTGAGAGCGCTTCTCGGTATCATGTATTTTGGTGATATTGCTGCCCAGGGCCTTCTCGCGCTCGACCTGCATCCAGCCCTGTTCGGTCTGGGTCTTGTACTTAAGCTCCATCTGCAGCTGCTGAATCACCTTTTGCTGCTCTTGGGACTGGATCATGAGCGCCTGAACAATACCCTTAGCGCTGTGCGGCAAGTTCTCCATGGCCTTACTCATGCCCTGACTATTCAGAGGCATAAGACGATCAGCCAGATCATCAGCGCCGGCAAAATCCATGTTACGCACAACAAGATCAGCGCCCGTCTTAGCAATTGGCTCCGCGAGAGGGGTTTTGAGGAGGTCCAGCATGTTCTCCGCGCCCTCTTGCCGCTTGGTCTCATACCCAGGCCCCGTATCCATGACAACGTCATAACGCCCAACGCTCATATCGTGCTTGATCTCGGTCACACCCTGATCGCTCACCGTCTTCTGATTGATCGCAACCATTTGCGGGATGCCATCCTCGCCGATGATGCGCTGCATGCGTTCCTCACTGTAGTAGTACGGGAATAGGTCGAGCAAGATCTCCCCGATATGGCTGATGAATATGGTCTGATTGTCGTAGAACTGGAAATGGCTGATATCCGAGAGCGCTTGGCGACGTCGCAGTGCCACCCCCGATACGACCTCACCCGGGGTGTCTTGGCCGGGTTCGTGCGGCATGCCGGCGACCATCATGAGATTACGGAGCGACCCCTCAGCCGCATCCTTGAAGCCCGCTTCCACCTCGGCCGGAGGATTTCTCTGCGGCGGGGGGATCGGCAAGGGCTGCCCATCCATGCCGAGAATGAGCTTGTACTTAAGAACGCTATAGGGCTTTTGATTGGCATCGTCCCATTCGGGGTGCCCGTCGGTCTGCCCCTCGGCTGCGATATAAGGCGCTTTCGATGAGAGTGCGAGCTTCTCAGCCTTCGCCGTTTCCCAATAGTTCACCGAGCGCGCCGGGTCTTTCATATCCCGAATCATGCCCTTGCGCCGCACATCGCCATTCAAGTCAAGGACATTCCCCTCACAGCGGCTGATGGGTATCCAACGGCCCGGGAGATCGCGCTTCTCGGCAACTTTCGTGCCCGTAAGCCTGAACCATTGGACGGTGCGGCGCTCGCTCGGGCGCTTATCGAGAATGCTGATTTGGGCGAGATCAAATGCTTCCTTGCGCTTGGCATAGTCACGAGCAAAGAGGGTATTGCCATTGGAGAGCTTGTAGAGCTGCTCCTTGGTGCGTTTGATGCGGTAATACTCGGCAAGCCTGATACTTTCCTTATTCTCCCATTTGTGCTGATCGTCCCCCGGAGCTCCGTGCGGCCACTCGTTTAAGGGCTCATCGGGATAGGCACGCTTAAAAGCTGTCTTCTTCATCCACTCGGTGATGATGAACCACTCGGCATCCGAGCCGTCGGGTATGACTGAGGCGGGGTCGATATAGCAGGTGAGGGGGTTACGGATCGGCTTGATCTTGAGCTCCTGTTCGAAGCTCTTTTCGTCTACGTATTCGCCGACTACCCGAGCGTAGCCACAGCCTATCCGAACAGCACTCGCCCCAGCGGTGTCATAGGCGACGGAGGCCTTGGAAAGGGTTTCAACGTGGCGGACCAATCCATTAGCGACTCGCGCATCGTCAATGGTCGCGTCGGAAACAGGGTGTACTTTGATCCTAGGCCGTTGTTCACGCATGTTATTCGTGACGCGCCTGACCAGAGTTGCAGTGTGATTGATCGTGAGACTGGGACGCCGTTGGATCTTACGTAAGTTGTAGATGTCATCCGGCCACTGCTGTCCATCTTCGAACTCCAAGTCCTCGATAGCCAATAGACGGTTGGGGGACTCGATCTCTTCGGCAATGCGCAGGCGCTCACTCGCCTCCATCCAGACTTCTTCGTCAGTGTCGGCTTGCTCGGTGAAGTCAACCGGTGGCTGGGGCACGCTTCTTCCTCCCGCGTACGCGTCGGCAAGCCAAGCACTCTCGCAGCCCTCGCTTCGAATACAGATTGGGCGCTATTAACTCATGACCTTGTGGGCAATGAGTCTTGCGGGCGTTGCGTGCGAATGGACTCTCGCCGCGCTGGACATTCACTGCCTGAGTCACGGCCTGCAAATGGTCTGGATTCACGCATGCCGGATTGCGGCATAAATGGTCTATTACAAGCCCATCTGGAATTGGCCCTTTAGCAGCCTCGTAAAGCACGCGATGAACAAAGGCCGTAACGCCTCTGCGCCCACCAATACGAATGACCCCGTAGCCCTTGTTTTTGGACTTACCCTGCCAAATCCAGCAATCATTCTCGTCTACCAGCCTTTGAGCCAGTATGCGATCAATCACCGGACGCCAACTGCCCATTACGCTCCCAGCCATCCAAGGCCGTCGTTTCTGCCACCTGCACTGAACGAGCGATGACTATTATCCCCTTTCTTGAACTGCGTCTCGCCAAAACTCCTCATCATCATGGCGTATCTAGTGGCCGACATTAAATCGTCACGCACTTTCACTATTAGACCATCTTTTCGATGATATAGGCGGAACTCCTCCCACCAGTCGTTCAAGGTACTGAACACCTTCAAACGGCCGGTCTGCATGCGATCGAGCATTTCGGCGATACCGGCTTCTAGGCCATTTGTACCGTCCGGAAACATCGCACGCTGGCCGATCATCTTCAAGCCTTGATCTCGGTACTGCTGGGCGAGCTGCTCGCCTGAGCCCTTGTCGTGCTGTAGCCCGTCGTGGGGCCAAGCCCAAGGGAGCCATTGTCCCCAAGGTCGAATAGAGGCGGAGAACATGGCAGGCGTTTGTTGCCGTTGACGGTGAGCCGCGGTGACATAGAGACAATCCTGGTCTCTATCCCAAGCCATGCGGATAGCTGCGCTTGGGTGGTCCCAGCCGAAATCAAGGCCGCCCACCTGCGGCCAGTAGTCCGGGATCGCAAACGGATCACATACCAATTCGGCTTCGGCAATGGGGAACACTCGTCCGGAGCCAAGCTGAGGGATGCCTTTAGTTCTGGCGTCACGCTCGTACTCGGGGTAACTCGCAATGATCGCCGCACGCTGCTCGTCCGTGTAATGGGCGACATCGTTAATCGTCATCTGGGTCACATGGGTGCCAGGTACCTTGTCTAAGAGAAAGCGCTTCACGACGTCCGACATACCCAAGAGCGGCGTAAAGGTCACGAACACGGGTCCAACGGTCGAGTTCGTGCGCGTCAAGCCTTCTAAGTAAATCGGCAAGGGTGGCTCCTCGTCGAACCACACCATATCCAAGGTTTCGCCCTGCCATTTCTCGCGTCCTTTCTCGTAGCTCTTGAGGGCTATGTGACTGACGTTACCCGTAACATGCCTAACCTTAATCGAGTCTTGTAGGTCTGGCTGTCCTCGGGCTGGAGTGATGTCGACAATAGCTTCTTTAGGGATTGCGCCAGTTCCATAACTACCGGGACGGCCGAGGAGGATTCGTTGTACGTTGTCTCGAGTTGACTCACCAGTGATTCCAGCCGCCCAACCGACGATAGCTCGATCGTAAGACTTACCCGGCCAGCCCTCAGGGTATCGTCCAGTAGCGTGCATCGCATATTCCATCCCCGCCGCTAGCGTCTTGCCTAGCTGATTGCCTGCCATTAAGAGTCGTTCGCGATAGTCCTTGCCGGCTGCGTGAAAGTCTAACTGTTTCGCGTAAGGGCGATAGTCATCGAGTTTCTGCTGACTCGCCAGGCGTGCTTCCTGCGCTATCAGCGTCTCGAGGAGCAATGAAGGATTGAAGGGCAGCGATGGCGAGTCTGAGTTCATCACGGCTCAATCCCCCCAGCTCTGCATCGGGATCGACTTTCTTAGGCATAAGCGAGGCGACAACTTTGACATAGCCGACTGGGTCTTTCTTTGAAGCGGCCTGAATAGCTCCGGCACCATTGGCCTCCCAATGCTCGGCCAGATCAGCCAAAAAGGCTTCCTCAAGCCTGTGCCGGCTGCCCTTGGGCCTTCCTGCAGGATTCCCTGACTGTCCTGGCTGCCAAGGGGGTCTGAGATTAAGTACTGCGCTCATCGGTGCAAGATCGGTGTTATTGGACCGCGAGTTGTTCAGTCATAGACGATCGCGATATCCTGCTCTGAGCACACAATCACTTCTTTGGCTCCCCAGCGGATGGTTTGGAACAAGTAGCCTCGTATCTCAAGTCCCCCAAGTTCGACCACATCGCCGACTTTGACCTCTGTTTTACGGAAACTCTTACTGTCCCAGCTTTTGCTGCGCTGCCCTTTGGGGCCATTGTAGAGTTTGGGGTATCGGCCTGGGCCAATCGCGACAACCCGCCCCCGGAGAGGTTTACCGTGATAGACGACCTCGATGGTTTTGCTTGGACGCCATTCGAGGGGTTCGATGACGATGTTATCCCTAAGCGGCCTAATGTGAGCTTCGGCCGGCACACACGTGATTGACTCATTGCCGACTCGTACGCCAGGAACTTCCGTGGATAATGAGTCCATTACCGGCCGAACCAGGGCTTGCGCGGGGGTGCTTTCGCCTCGACGGTGAGGCTGTCGCCGGGCTCGATCGTGACGGTCTCGTTGGTTCCACGTGGAACTACTTTTTGAGTTTCGCTTTCCTGCCCTCGGAATAGGCTATTGCTTCGCGCTGGGTCTTTTTGGGGAATTTGGCTCGCGCTTCCTTGGAGGTTATCCACTTTTGGACGAACGTCCCCAGGGCTTCCCCCTTGTGCGGCTCCGGCATGTTCTGCTCTCCAGCGTTTGCGCCACTTGGGCGGATGTGCGTGTACGGTCTCGAGGGCTTGGGTTGCGGTCAATACCCGGTCGGTATTACGTATCTCGTTGAGCTCATCGGTCGAGAGCGGGACGGCCGAATAGATCTTATCGCCCTCGATGGAGGCGTGGACGGTCCTGGAGCCCAAATGGAAGGTCCCGTGGCGCATCAGCCGGAGCCGGGGAATAGGACTTTGCCACCCTCGGAGCCATCGGGGGCTTTACCGCCGATTGAGACATCGTGGGCGTTACTCAGATCGAACTGCACACCGCCCCGCAATTTGGGCTCTGGAGCGATCGTATATTGTCCCAGAATGTTTCTCATCTGCTTGGTGCCCGAACGTAGCACCATACCCTCTAGGGGCTTCCCAGAGCTTCCTACGACGGCGCGATTATCACCCTTGGCCATTTAGGCGCCACCGGGCTTCTTAGGTACCGCCATGCCGTCGTAATTGTGGACGGGGAAGCGGATGCCATCGGCATTGCAGGAACCCACCTTCAGATCAGATTTGATCGTGCCCTTGCCGGCTTGACCGCGGTCCTCATGCTTGGGCTCGCCCTTCATCGATGACTTGTTCTCGTTAGGTCCTGGCATGGATTACTCCTGTGAGGGGATTCGAATTTACGCTTTTAGCCGTCCGTTTGTCTAGCGATCATCATATCGGTTATCGATATTCTCGGGAATGCGGGGCTCGATATAGCGCCAGAGGAGCTCAACGGTGATAACTATGGCAATCAAGGCTATGAAGTAGATCCACATAGAAGCCTCCCTGTAACCGCCGTATAGGCTTCAGATAGGGTTCGGACGATGGGGACGTGATAGGTCGCGACAAACTGATCTTGGCTCTCCTGATCCTTCCTAGCTCGTTTCTTCAGGGGTTTGCACTCGAGCGGCAGCCAGCGTCCTTTCCAGTAGGTCAACAAATCGCAGGGACGCGAGATGATCCAGGTTGCTACTCCTAAGGCCCGAAGGCCTGCGACGATATCGGCTTGCGTGCCGTCGGTCTTCTTGGCGAAGCGATTCAAGCTCACGGAACTTTGCGCTCCTGATCGTCTCGACTTGGGCGTACCAAAGCTCAGGATCGATGCGGGTCTGTCGGTATTTGCCGCACCGCGATCGCACTGCTTATGTCACGCCATCCATGTAAGAATTACTCTGCCCTGCTTCATCGGCCGATGCAAGCAATTGTGCCTCTAGGAAGGTTTCACATTTGCCGATCAGCCGGGGCTTCGAATCCCAAACATAAACGGCGAACTCGCGCGGGTAACGATAGATCGTGTAAAGGCCGTTCAACCATACCCCGTCATGTCGTTTTAGCCATTCAGCCATGTTGCGCTCCATTGGATTTGGGCATGAAGGTGCCACTTTCCCCTCAATTGAAGATGGATTTGAAATGCTCGAGCTCATCCCCCTTAAGTTCTGGCTCTGGGCATTTAGGCCTGAAATCAGTTTCATCATCATTACTTTTACCGCGATTACAGCTGCGACATAAAACCTGCAAGTTATCGAACTCCAGGGATAGATCGGGATACTTGGACCTAGGCTTTATATGATCAACCACGATATGCCCGGTATCCTGGCAGAGCATGCAAACAGCCCCGTAAGTCTTCAACACCTCATATCTGAGCTTTAACCATTCCCAGGACATATAAAATTCATCCTGTGAAGCTCGTTTCTTGCGCTTAACCTTCTTTGTCATATACAGCCTTTGCGGTGAGTGTCCGCACGGATAAACCTTACGGACACGTCGAGTCAGCCTCAGGGAGCCGGCCCGCTGCTTGCTTCGTTCAAGGATTGCTCCCTGCCGCTTAACGTGCTCCCAAGCTAACGCTGCACGCCCGATATTGCGGACTCTGGTTCGGGATACTGCTGCTGCGCCACATTATTTCGCCGCCACAGAAACAGCCGATTGATTTGAGGTGGGTATTTGGGCAAAATGCGCTGAGGCATTAGCCCGGTATCCGTCCCACTTCGCCGTAATCGGATATCGACGCCTCCTAGCTCAACACTAGGGGGCGTTTTCATTTGTACTCTCGCGTTGCACATATTACAAGCTATAGACGGCACAGCGCTTGCCACTCGGCAACTTGCATATTGCGCTCTCGATCCGATGGCCCCTCGCGCGCAACTCCCGTATGCGCTCTGATGCACGGCAGCAGCCGAATCGCTCAAAGGCTATCCAGGTCGTGAGCACGCGCCCCGCTTTCAGGTGCTTCAGGATCTCCGAGCACTGGCTGCCGTGGCGTAGGAAGCGGCGGGTCTTGGGGCGGCATTTCATTTCCGTGAACTCCTGGCAAGTGCTTCGAGCTTGATTCCAGTGACCCGGCTGATCTTGAGCAGCGTCTCCAAAGAAGGCTTTTTTCGGCCATTGAGCCAACGGCTCACCATATGCCGGTCAGCCCCGAGCCGCTCGGCAAGCTCCGACTGATTGATCTCCTGAGTGCGCATGTAAGATCTGAGTATTTCCATGGATGAGAACCATATCACATGGTGTAATCACGAGCAACAAATAGTTGTTGACAGGGACAACGTGCTATGAAACTATGCTTCCACATTCACCGGAGGCCCTATGCTCACTTGCCCTTCATGCGCTCACGAGTTACCCGAAGTACCGGACGATGCCGAAGTCTGCCCACGCTGTGGCTTCCCGTGCCTACAGGATGGCAAGGACGAGGATGAGATACCGGTATTGCAGCCGATCACGGTGAGGCCCGTTGAGTTGAATGCTCAACTCTGGAGTGAGTGGAAGCGTTTGGCGGAGAAACTCTAATGGGCTGGGGTAGTTCGCTCTGCTTGGTAGGCTTAGGCTTCGTGCTCTTGATCGGCGTGCTCCTCTACGTCGAGGCTCGCCGGCAGAACAAGGTGATCAAATACCACAAGGTCAACCAGCCGGGCTGCTTCATGGTCGGCAAGGACTGCAAATGACTGATCTAGAGCGCCAACTCGAAGCCTCCATCGAATATGTGCGTATGCGCCGCCTCCTGGTCGATATGACCGAGGAGTTGTCCTACGTCACAGCCGAGAACGAACGACTGCGGCGTGAGGCCGGCCGCTGGCGCCTGCTCGCCGATATGAGGCTAGACCAATGTGCATTACTGAAACGCCAAGCGGGGTGATTTATGCAACACAGTGAAAATATCAACGAGCTGGCCGCGGCGCTTGCGAAGGCGCAAGGAGAGGTTACCGGGGCTCTCAAAGACTCGGCCAATCCGTTCTTCAAGTCCCGCTATGCGGATCTCGCCTCTTGCTGGGATGCATGCCGCAAGCCTCTCTCTGAGAATGGGCTAGCCATCATCCAATCCCCCGAGGTCAATGATCAGGGGCTCACTCTGACCACGCTCCTCACCCATTCCACAGGGCAATGGATCAAGAACGTGTTTCGCATCATGCCGAAGGACGATACCCCGCAAGGGGTGGGCTCAGCCCTCACCTATGCGCGCCGGTATGCCTTGACGGCCCTCATCGGGATCGCGCAGGTGGATGATGACGGGAATGCAGCGAGCGGCCGTAATGGTGGCGCTTACTCAGAGCCGCACAAACCCCAAGGGGATATCCCGAAATCCGTCCCTGAGGCCGATGTGGAGGCCGCAGCGAGCCAGATGCATGCCGCCCTCCATGAAGGGGATCTCGAGGAGCGCATCCGTGCCTTAAAGGTGCTCGATCTGCACGATGCGCTGAACAAGCGCCAGGATCTGTACATTGCCGCGGCTGATCGGTTAGCTCCGAAAGACCGGGCGGCATTTAAGGCTTACGTATCGCTCGGGAAAGTGGCCGAGAAGGCCGATGCGGCGTCCGATCCGACTCGACGGCGGAGCGCCTTTTGAGCGAAGCGATCTCAGAGGCGCGCATGGAGGCCGCGATGGATTGGTTGGCCTCCTCGGATGAGGCCTATGCTCTGGCGAAGGCGGAGGTTCTGCGTGCGGAGATCGTGTGCAAGCGTGCCAGGGCGAGAGTGTTCGTCGGAGAATCGGGTGCCGTGGAACTCAAGAAGGCGAAGGCCGAAACGTTCCCCGAAGTGGTCAAGGCGGACGAAGAATACTGCAATGCGACTCTTGAGTTCGAGACACTGAAGGCGAAGCGCTCGAGGGCCGAGATTCTGATCGATGTATGGCGCACTCTTGAGGCGTCGCGTCGCAAAAGCTAACAGACGGGAATAGACTGTAAATATAGGGGTTTTTATGATCGTATTAGCCGAACGGATGCGACAAATTCTCGCGCTCTCACTATCGAGGGGCAATCACGAGAACTTTGAGGAGGGCATGTGCGTGATGGAAGCCGCAGCCTATGTGGCGGGCGAGCCGTGGAGCGACCATCCGGCCTGCGCGTGCCCAGTCATCACGACCTTCATGATCGCATGGAATGACTGTCTGCCAAACGATGCGGAGCGCGACCGGCTGCTGAAGCCGCTTATTCCAGACATTGTTGATACGAAATCGACGCCGGCCGTCGAGGAACGTCGATCTTACATGGCGCTCGACTGGCTCATCCGCGTACACACGCCGAAGTGGCTGGATCTCGTGCCAGCGCTTGCGCCGCATGCGAAAGCGTTGCGCGACTTGGAAGAGATTGCCGATCTTGCGGGAGCGAGCGCCGCCGGCGCGAGCGTGGCCGCTGCCTGGGACGCTGCCGGGGCCGCTGCCAGGGCCGCTGCCGGGGACGCTGCCGGGGACGCTGCCTGGGCCGCTGCCTGGGCCGCTGCCGGGGCCGCTGCCTGGGCCGCTGCCGGGGACGCTGCCAGGGCCGCTGCCAGGGCCGCTGCCTGGGCCGCTGCCTGGGCCGCTGCCAGGGCCGCTGCCAGGGAATTTTTA